AAACTCACCTGCCTCAAGCCCACATACCTGCGCGATCATATGTGTGAGCAAGGAATAGGATGCTATGTTAAAGGGCACGCCCAAGAACATATCGCAGGAACGCTGGTACATCTGACAACTTAGTTTCCCGTCTGCTGAGACATAAAACTGTGCGAAACAGTGGCAGGGTGGTAGAGCCATCTGGTCTAACTGCCCTGGGTTCCACGCTGTTATGATATGTCTACGACCCGACGGGTCTTTTTTAATGTTGTTAACGAGTTCTACAACTTGATCAACTCCACCAAAATCTCTCCATTGGACTCCATACACTCGACCTAGGTCACCAATGAACTCAGCGTTAGGTAACCAATACTTGCTGGTAGCATTATCTGTCCAAATAGTTTTTTTACCAGAACTACGAGTGCCATGCAAGATTTCACATAGTCTGCGTTCATCACGGCTACCTTCAAGGAACCAAAGTAGTTCACTTAGGCAGGCTTTGAATGCTAGTTTTTTGGTTGTTACTGCTGGGAATCCTTGGGTAAGATCATATCGAGATTGCATACCAAAAACGCCAATGGTACCTGTGCCTGTGCGATCTTCTCGCACTTGCCCATTTTCTAAAACAAATTTTAATGCGTCAAGATAAGTTTTCATACTACTATTATACTATCTTTCTAAGGGAAGGTCAAATCTAAAACAGCACACGATTCCAAATTTCATAGGTGCAGTTGTTGCCAGGACGGACACCGCTGATACGGAAACATGCTAGATAGCGTTCAAGATCGATACGTGTATCAGCAAACCAGGCACCTTTCATGCGTGTTAAATAAACACGTTCGATGATTGGTTCAGTGGCATCATATAACTGTTTACCGCCAATGATGAACACGTCTTGTTTTGGATTTTGTTTTTGGATCTGTTTAATATTGTTTATAGCATCGCCCGGAGCCCAACGCACTAGGTGTTGGTATTCTTTGTCTACATGACGACTGCTGACAACATAATTAACGCGATTGGGTAGTGGTTTGGGCATCTTTGGATCGTCCCAGGTATTACGGCCCATGACTACAATTTGATTTTCAGTATGTTCTTTAAACCAAATCATGTCTTGTGCGTGTTTGGGCCAAGGCAAGGTACCTCTATTGCCTATTCCGCCTAAGTTGGTTGAAGCTAGTATGCTACAAATCATAGGCCTTTCAGTACCTTGTCAGTCTCGGGTTGCACAGCACTAACTACCTTGTCGATGTCGATTAAAAAATCTACATTTTGGATATAAGCATCAAGTTCATTGAACTTGTCGTCAAGCATGGTTTCTATTTCATTAGGAATCATACCGTCAGCAAGCAATTTCTTAACATCTATACTAATGTTAGTCCCATCGATCAACTTAACGATGATCTGTTGTAGTATATCGATTGGGACTTCTTTTTTATCTACACCTTCTACAATGTCTTTCCAACGCTTGGCTGTGTTCAGCGTGATTTTTTTACTACGCTGTGGCTTTTTTGGAAGTTTTTCCGACATTCTTAGCCTTTGGTTGAGAAAGTTGAGTGGCTTCCTGTTTTAAACGTTTAGCTTCAGCTAGTAATGATTTAGCTTCTGCTTCCATTTTCGTAGCTTGATCTAAACGTTGTTGTGATAGAACGTCATCAGTTAATACATCACCGCTTACACTACCAGCGGTAGTTCTTGTGGGATCACTAGCAGGTTGACCTAGTTCACGGCCTTCTTGTAGAACACCCTTGATACCACGGTTGGCATCTAAATCAGCAAGCGCAGCCGCAGCATCGCCACCTTCTTCAATTTTCTTGAGCAGGTTGTTTAGTTCATCTAAACGACAAGTGCTTTTACTAGTTGGAGTCACGATAACTTGGTTACAAGGAACTTTTTTCAACCAACCACCTTTGTGTAAAGTTGTTAGGCAATTAGTGCCATCAGCTAGTGTTGTGCGGAATAATGCATCTGCTAGTTCTTTAGCATTTTGTCCAATTGCGCTTTCAATAACTTTCATTACTTCATCATGTACCATTGATGGCATAGAATCTGCGTATGCTACTAGTGCCATATGATCTTCATCTGGGACTGTTCTGTATACAATCGCAACTCTCTTTTGATTGTGTTTACCTACGTGTTTAATCATTTTAGTTTGTTTCCTCTGTTGGTGTTGTTGCTGGTGCTAGTGCGCCAGTTGATTGCAAAAATGCAATTAATTTGTTATATAAACCACCAACTTGTTCCATTTCTTCAGCACGGAATGTGCCACGTGTTGATGTTAGTTGGATAATTTGTGCGACCAGCACTAGATCTTGTAGTGTTAGACTAGGTGCCGCATGTTGTTCAGCTTCAGCTTGAACTGGAGCTTCTACTTGTTTTTCTTTCTTTGCCATTATCTAAATTCTCCTTAGGGGACAATTCTATTTAACAGCTAGATGAGAGGTGGAAAAATTTCTTAGATGGTGTTTATGCTTGGCAGTATTAGGCTGAAGTAGCTGGCTTCTGCAGGTAATTCAAAAGCCACTAATAAGTTACGATCTATAGGCTTGCCACCCGGAGTGCGTGCTACGTCTATATTACCTACGTAAAATCGCCCTTCTAGATTTTCGTAGAGCCAATCTGTGATTTGTTTTTCTGTAAGGTAAGGTTCAAACATGACCTGCTCAAAGTGAGGAGGACAATGATAGACCCGCCTTAGCTGATGCACGTTCAGAGGATTTGCTTCACCGTGCTTGAGCATTAGTGCGGAATCATATGTGGAATATACGGAACATTACGTGGACCAAAACGTTGCTCCAAGAGCTTCTTAGCTTCTTGAGCATTGTCTGCATATACACGTTCTTTAGTGTCACCATTTGGTGTTTTTACAGTAGTTTCATACATTGGCATTATGCTGTCTCCTTGCTTAATTCATAATAGGTAGTGATACCAAACGGTGCTTCGATAGTAGTTGAACCGTGGATAACAAACATGGTATCACAGTAGTCTGGTTCACCCCAAGATCCAAACGGATAACCATCTGTGAACATGATAAACTTTTTAGGTTGTATGTCATTCTCACGCATGTATTTCCAGTTAGCTTCAAAGTCTGTGCCGCCACCCCCCAATGGTTCCCAATCCATAATCTCATCTAGGTTATCAGCTGTGAATACCTTAGCACCTTCTGGATATACGTCTGTGTCAAATGACCATAAGTGCAATCGAAAACTAGTATAACTCTCCATGATACCTTTGACTTCACTAAGGATATCTTTAAGCATGGTGTCTGACATACTGCCTGATGTGTCAATAGCTACACAGATATCGATCTCTTTGTCAAAATCACTGCCTGGCATGATAGCATCCATATCCCAACCTTTACGGCTAGCTCTAGCCCAAGTATAATCAGTGCGTAGAGTGCTTTGGATCTGTTGTTGTAGTAATGCTCGCCAATCTAACTGTGGTGTAGTTAGGTCTTTGATCATACGTTTAACACCACTAGGCAAGTTACCTGCACCAGCAGTTTGTGCCGCAGTCATTACTGCTTCTTTGATCTCATCACGTATCTGTTTCTTTTCTTCCTCACTTAGTTTTGGGCGACCCTTGCCATCTTTCTTTTCATCACCGTCCTCACCTTCGCCACTATCTCCGTTACCATCTAAGTGTTCGTCTAATAGTTGATCTACTAGGTCGTCGATGTCAATCTTTTCTGCATTCTTTTCTAGATCATCATAGACTTCTTCAGCTGACCAACCACGATACTTAGGTTCATATAAGCCAACTGGAATCTTTTCACCAATGCGTTGATCTAACAAGTCTTGATTCACGCAGTAGTCATCAGCGATATTCCACAGTTGAGGATCACGTTCACCACGACGACCCATATGATCATAAACACAATGTAGGACTTCATGACCCATTAAGAATTCCAACTGTTTAGCTGGCATTTTCTTAAGGAATTCACTGTTGTAGTAGAACTTACGGCCGTCAGTTGCGGCGGTTGGACACCAATCATCAGCGTTGATTAACTGTAGTCTGGTTGCTAGGTTACCAAAGAAAGGTGCTTTAAGTAGTAGGGCAATACGAGCTGTTACTAGTTTCTCACGCACTAGAGCATCCACTTCGGGTTTGGTTTTAACGCCTACATAGTTCTTGGCTTTAGTAGTTGTAGTGCCTTTTGAATTTGTTTTTGCCATTTGTCTAGTCTCTTTCTAACTGTAATATGTATATTATACACTCAAAATGGCCATTTGTCAAGCTAAGAATGGGCCAACACCCAATGGCTTAATACAGTATCATCTTTGATATAGATACGAAAGTGATAGGTAGATGACCACGCCCATAACTTGCTAACAGGGGTCTCCAAATCAGGGTTATTAGCATACACATGATTACATATTGCCCAATATTCGTATTCACCACTTGGACCATAGTTTGTCCAAAACCAATTACGGGCATGTTGTAGCTCTATATGTGGGTTATCTAATTGAAGCTGATCTGGACGACATCTACCCGTGTTAAAATCTATTAGATATTTAAAGTGTTGACTCCCAGTATATCGGGAGTCTAACTTCTTAACTTTCCAACGGTCTGGGACCTTGGTCATGCCCATGTTATGCTACTGCTTGGACGATATACTTACCAAAACGTTTATGGAATTCATCAAACGTTTTAAGTTTGTTAGGAACAAATGGTAAGTTGTAGACGGTTAGTGCCACACGAGCACCCATGACAGTGAGTTCTGTAGTAAAGTTCTCCATCATAAACTTGAAGAAGTTATCTACCTTCTCATGCCATTGGTCTTGATTAACACTTTCTTTCTTGTTGGTGTTAATGTCTTTAAGTTCATAGCACATAGACACAGTTAAAGAATACATAGCTGAGATTTCTTTGACCTTAAGTTCGCGAACTTTACCGTCAAGGATCTCTCTAGGGTCAGGCATTTGGCCAGCTATTTTTCTATGCGCCATGAATTTTACTGCGGTGCCTTCACCAACTGTGCCTGCTACCAAGTCTGTTTCAACACTAGTAGGCAAGTTATCTTCTAACAGTTGACTTACGAAGGTCCACGAACGAGGTGTTGCGAAAGCACGTGAGCTAGACTTAGGATCAAAGTCAAACAGATCTTGTTTAGCAAATGACACGTAACCCACAACGTCTTTATGAATGTTATTTTGGACAGCCCATTTTTGCCAAGCGTCAAAGTCTGGACGCATTTCTAAATGGACGAAACGATTTGACAACGGACTAGGCATCTTAAATGTAACGCCCTTGTCACCTTCACGGTTACCAGCCGCTACCATAACAACATTGTCTGGAAGTTGATACTTACCAACACGACGGTTAAGGATTAGTTGATAAGCCGCGGCTTGCACACTAGGTGCCGCTGAATTCATCTCATCAAAGAATAATACGACGACTGGATACTTGCTGGCTAGTTCTTCACTAGGCAAGTCAATTGGCGGAGCCCAATCCATCAAACCATTGTCTTTATTGTAAAAAGGAATACCACGGATATCTGTTGGGTCCATCTGTCCTAGGCGTAGGTCAATCATATGACCGCCCATTTCATCAGCGATACCTGCTACTAGCTCTGACTTACCAATACCTGGAGGACCCCATAAAAACACTGGGCGTTTTTTGTTGAAACATTGAACGAGTGCCACGCGAGCCTCTTCTGATGTTACGGTGCGATTTTCTGTAACTGCCATTTTAACCCTCTCTATTAATTAACTGTGTAAAACTATTATACTACCAAAAATGGTATTTGTCAAGTTGAATTTAGTGTAGGTAATCTGTTAGTGGAACGTAGGCAATCTTACCAGCTTCCATACGAGCTTTCATAATGTCGGCCATGGCAAAGATTCCTTCTACTACTTGGGTGGCTTCTGCCTTGTCTACCTCTGAGGCATCCTCTCCCCAGATAGCATCAATGATTTCTTGTTCTTGTGGGGTCATCTTGGATACACCGTAAATGCACGAGCGTCCTGTTTCCATGTCATAGCTTGATCATGATAACGACCACGTGGTCCACGATAAACGATACGGAATTTACCTACGTTACGTAGAGCTTGGCGGATATGAGCCAAATGTTTTATTGGCACCCATTTCCAAATACTGGCTTCAACTTCTGGGCTACGATACTGTTCCAAAATTGTTTGTATGTCTTTGGACACTGTTGAAAAATAGATGAATTTATCCATACTACCTCCTATAAGTAAAGTGGACCTGTCCATTGGATAGTGTAACCACCGTCTATGATGTTACCACGGGCTTGGTTCATTGCTGGCGCATTCCAACCTGCGGCCTTAAGGATATCACCCTTACGGAACTTACCACCATCTTCTTTAACGATGAAACCCCACACGCTGGTACCTTGGATGACCTTGATATACTTCTTACCTTCAGTAACACGGATACGAGCATTGAACTCATCGATCATCTCTTGGCGAGGTGATGTTAAGTTCTTGCTCCAACGACCGTAGTCGGCTTTGATAGCATCTAACAGTTGATCTAATTGAGTTAACATTATACAGTCTCCTTCATTGCACCACGACGTGATGGGTCCATGACATCAAACATGATTGCCTTGGCACAGTTGATATATTGACGTGCTTGATTAGCAACGTCTGGACTGACCCAACCATCACTATTAAACTCTGGGTCTAAAACCTGTTGCGCATCACTTAACATACCCGCGGCAAACATAAGTTCTTGCCCTGGAAAAGCCTGCGTTTTTACCATACGATTTAACTCTGCTTTTGTCATACCGTAGGCTTGAATTTCCCACTGTAAATCTGTTGTTTTCGTTGTCATATTTCGCTCCGTTTTCTTATTGTATGTAAACATTATACAGTCATTTCACCAAAAAGTCAACCAAAATCAGTGAAAAATAGCCCAAAAAAAATGCACTTTTAGAGTGCATTTTTCATGTTTTTAGGGCTTATTAATCCAGTCTTTATCCCACATATCTGCGTGGGGATCGGGGGTGTTTTTATCTTCTTCTAATTGCCGTTCAAAACGCTTGCGGATCGCTTCAAACCGTTGTTCTCTAGAAACACGATAAACAGGCCTAGGTTGGCCCATTTGCACTACCTGAGGTTTTTGTGAGGATTCTTCTGCCTGGGCCGATGATATGATTCCATCAGCTTGATGCATGCCCAACAGTGCGCCTAGATATTCAAACATAAAACTAGTATAGCAAGAAAATTGATAAAAGTCAATGGCTATTATAATTTTACCATTTGTGAGTCAAGACCGCTAAAAGTAGATCGTAATTTTCTTCCAATTCAACAGCGATAAATTTCCCATCTAGTTTGAACATGTGACCAAACCCTAGACTCTCAGCGATTTGAACAAATTCTTGATTCATTTCGATAACATCACCATTCCCGGACTCATGATCATTTGGTACGGAGATTTTCGTCCATTTTTCCAATATCCCTTGGCGCCTTAGTTCAGTAGATATCAGTTTAAATTCTTTAAAATCCAGAACATATTTTATTATCCAGCTAGGACAATCGTTCTTAAATGGAAATACTTTCATCCTAGTTTACGCACCAGAGCCATATAGCTAGCATCGATATTCAACAGTTGATATTCTGCATCGGTTTGGTTGAGTAGAGCTTTTTCTTTTTCCGAAAGCACTCTTATGTCAGCTGAAGTTGTGTTGCGATTTCTGGACCTAATCATTCCTAGTATATCTTCTTCAGTCTCGTGTAGATTTCCATAGATGATATCAGATTTTTTAAGACCTTCTAACATGGCTTTTAATTTACTCGAGTCAAGTGGTTTAATGTTGGGGGGGTGATTGGGGTCGTCGTGTTCCTTTTCATACTGCTCATCATACTCATCATCACCAATGAAAAGATCGTTTGGATCTTGTTCGAGGCACCACCGGTCAATCCTAACATCGCTGGCTTCTACATATTCCCATGCACTGTTTTCGTGATCGCAATCATTGGAACATTCTATAGCATAAGTTAGCGGCTTCCCCCACGGGTCAATGCTTTCCCAAATTGACCACCAACCTCCTTGGTAGCTAAAATATTTTGTTGTCATTTATATTTGATTTCCTTTTTGACTTCAAATCCTGCTAGGATTTGATATTCTTCCGGAGCGACTTTTTCCGGCTTGCCAAAAGGATATAGTAGATATTCGATCTCTTCTTCGGTCATCGAGCGTAGAAGATTTTCTTCTAATATCGCATTAACACGATAAATCTGATCTCTCTGGTCTGTTGTATACTGATTATGGTTTGGAATCTTATGCGCACTCGACCACTCAACGACTTGCCCACTTTCTGTGTCTTTAACTACGATACGGTCCGAGTCAAATGACGTCAGCGACATATCTTTTGTATCGATACGAGGGTTTAATGATATTTTTAACATTGTTTTTCTCCTGTGTTATATTTTATATAGCCCAATTTGGTTGGACTTTTGTTACGAGTTCATATGCGTGATTATAAATTTTATATTTTGTTCTTTTATCTTTAATATATCTCCACGTGCCTGCCAACGATCTTTGGGATTTCATTGATGGATCTGGCCCAGGATTTTTTGGAGCTTCTATATTTTTTTCTGCATATTTTATTAAATTTTCTACTTTAGTCTGAAACCTATTAGAATTTATAACTGCCATATACCTATCATCTTTGAGACCATAATACCAAAAAGGATTAACCAATTTAAGTTCGTCTGCAAATTGTTTATCTTTTTTAAATAAATGTCTTATTACGGTATCAACATGGGGACTCACATGTTTTCGAAGATATGCTAAATCATTATTTTTAGCTTTTTTTAAAATAATTTTAGGTTGAGATTCTGCTAGTTTTTTAGTTTCTGTTAAATTAATTAAATTACCTTCTGAATCAAACCATTCAGTTCGAATCTTTTTTAACGCATTTGTAAATTTTTCATCATACCCATTTTTAGGTCGTTGTTTATTGGTATACGTAAAAATAGATTTACAAATTAAATCGTCGATTGATTTTACCTTTCCTGCTAGGGCTACTGCTTTATATTGATTATTTTTATCTTTAGCCCAATCTAAAATATCTAATTTTTTAGTTATAGCAGTCCCAGAGAATAATTGCTCACCATAGGATTTTCTTCCAGTTTCTGCCCACTGCGGAGCATTTTTAGTAAGAGTATTATATTTTTCTGCCCATACTTTCCTTATTGCCTGTAACCAAACTAAATCATCTTTACTTAAATTCTCACCCCATCCAGGATTGTTCCATTTCCCTACCCTAGGACGTTGAGTAGATAATTTTAATAATTTATTATAGTGAGTAGTTCTTTTTTTGCTTCGGTTAGCCTCAAAGGTATTCTTTGTTCTATGCTCAATAACATGATCAATCCAAAATGGTGCAATTTTTTGTAATTCTTCAATAAATTGTTTTTTTGGTTTTTGAACAATATTTGCAAATAAAAAAAGCCCCATGTGCCCTTCACCGTCAGGGAAAGTAGCATTTTCTTGATTTATATAATTGTTTTGCGTAAGTGGAAAAGGTATTTTCTTAGGGCTTTTTTTAGCAATACTTAAAATTATTTGAAACTTTTGCTGTGCTGTAATCACTCCGGTTGTTAGCTTCCTAGGAGCCTTTAGTTTAATTAATGTTTTGTGATATTCTGCATCATACTCGGATGATTCTGAATTAATTAAAAATCTTCTATTATAGTAATAATAGTCAGAGGATATTTCTGATAATTTACCAGAAGTTAAACATTTTAAAATAAATCTTTTTTTACCAAAGGTTGTATTTGGTATCAGAGCTTCGTATAATCCTAATTCTTTAGTTTTAGTAACATATGATTTATCAAATTTTTCATGATCCGGATTTATTTTCTGAATTAAATACACCAATGCCCTATGAAAATCATCATCACTATCAAAATTAATTTTAGGAATTTCGTCGACATTCTTAATTCTAATAGTATCAAACACTAGCAACTCCCTCTAATAATTTATTAACCATTGACGTAATTTTCTGATCTGACCATCTACGTTCTGGATAAAACGTATACCAATCAGCACTAAATACATCTTTAGCATTACCTTGATTCACTGATTCGATAGTATACATAGGAGTCTGGGTATCAATCACAACACCAAGTGTTCCGTTTTGTAAATCTTCTCCTAATTGTTCAATTGATTTTGCTTGACTCAATGCTTTTTCTAATAGAGTATGTAAATGTTCGGCATCTTTTTCACCTATATGATCAAGTTGATATTTTAATTTTTGTAATTCTAATGCATTTTCTTTAGCAAGCTCTAATAATTTATCATCCCAATCACCTTCCATGTCATGGAATTTATCAAATATAGTTGGATCAATTGTATCTATTTGTTTATTAAATACATTATGCGCAGACACTCCGTAATATCCATGACTCATTTCTTTGATGTTTTTGCTGTTTACTCTCATTACTCGTCTTACTCGTTTAAAAATCTGAGAGATTCTAGACTGGGCAGGATCATGAGACATTTTTCCATTAAAGACCAATCTTAAATCATTTTTACTAAAACTTTCAATTAACATGTCTTTACAAACTAATACTTTTACATCTTTGTTATTTTCTTTAAATTTCTTTTTTAGTTCTTTTCTGATTTCTTTATCTATTTCTCCGTGATATTCGTATGCAATTTTTTTACCAAATAGATTATTTAAAAAATCTACAGTTTCTTTAGCATAATCATACGAATTTATGGTGTCAGAACGAGGCACATAAAACAACGCAGGAATCTCCCCCTTCCATTCGGTATGATATAGTCCTGCCAGGTCTTTACAATTAGCCATTTTAAACATCGCGCGAATCTTTGGAAGTATTTCGATAGCTTTATTTTTTAATCCCTCTGCTAAATGATCTAAATCTTGATATATTTCTGTTAGTTCTTCATCCTCAGATTCTATTGCGTCAATACCGTATTCCTTAAGAATCATCTCAACTTCAGGATCCATTGTTGGGTTAACTTCTTCATTTAACTTTTTGTAGGTAATGTTTAATCCTGTAACTATTCGATGTAACATTGTAGTATTAAGATATCCCTGTTTTTCTAACTCGCTACCCTGAGTTCCTACAACTTTTCCAATGACTGGTCCCAACGGTTCGTTTTTTACAACATCATGTAAAGTAGCAGATATAGGAAGAACAATCTTTCCAGAACAATGCACGGTAAAAAAGTAATATAATGTTTTAAGATATTTGTCTGACCCTGAACCAATAAGATGTATTTCATCGATTACCATTTTGTCACACTGTGAAATAATGTTATAAAGACTTTGTTGGGCTTCGTTTAAATTTGGAATTTTAGTTACTATAACTTCGAGAGCATCGTCATATTCACAAAATTGTGTTGCTAATGCATATACTGATTGCACTGTCATGGAGTATATTTTTGATTCGTATACTAACCCAGCTTGTCGAAATCCATCAAAATCAGATGATGCCTGTTCAATCATATCATCTTGGGGAGCCAACCATAACGCATCCCCTTGATGTCTCGAATATTGTATATATGTATACCCCATTAACGTTTTTCCGGATCCACCGTCTGCATCTAGGTAAATCGCTTGCCAAAGATTTTCAAGGTCACCTAATTTTTTAACAAGTTGAATTTGATATGGTCTATTTTCTATTAGGTCACCGTTAGGCAACTTTAAATTACCAGAAGTGAGTTGATTTAAAATTTTGTTCCTGAGCCGCAATTTTTTCTGCATAATAATCCTTTTGTTAAAATTCCTTAACCTTCAAAGTATATTATACATAATTTGTTGCTAGAGAGCAACCTAAATTACTGTGAGAATAACCAAAATCACTGGCTCAAATTGTCCAAATATTGCTGTAGGTTTGACCCATGTAGGGCCAGCATGATACTATCCTGCTCGCTAAACACATAGATGGATTTTGGACCAGATATGTAGTATGGGTTAGTAAAGTGTTTTTCTAATTGGATATAACTGCGATTAACTAATTCTGTAGGTAACTTAAACTGCCAATTTTTGATATCTTTATTTTTATTCAGCATATTAAACGCTGGCCGTGTTAGCCGTAGGCTATCAGGGTTGAGCGGATTAAACCACCAACTAGCTGGGTTATCATAGCGTTGATAACGGATACCAAGTTTGGGGTCTGATGTGAATGGATTTAGGGTATGTTCTTGGAACCGAGTCTGCCATACATTCTGCAATGATTCAGCAGTGCGTTTTGCCATGATTAAGGATAGATCTGATCGCCAGCTTTGAGTAAGACAACAGTGAACTTGTCACTCTTGAATAGGGTATTGAGTTTTTTAGCTAGGTTGATAGCGTGTCCTGGGTTACTAAATGACACTTTTTTGTATTTAGGACCTGGGTAGGCCACTAGCATATTCTGTGTTTTCAAGTTGATAGGTTGGCCATCATAGAACACGGCCCAGATACCTTCACTGTTTAGGATCTGATCACTCTTATAATTTGTTTTGTTTACGTGCTCTAGGAGCACCGTAGGTTTTGGTCTTGACATAGTTTATGTTTCTCCACATATATTTATGCCATAAACTACATATATAATTAGAATTTACCACCGCCAACTTGTAGGGTGATCACTTCGTTGTCTTTTTCTCGTTTGACTTCTGTAAGTGATTGGATCTGCGTGAGTAGTTCAAAGATACCTGCGTGTATGTTACGTGCTTCAAGGGCAGACAATGATAATTCCTTGGAATTAGTCTGATTCATGGTCTTAACCTTGTCGTTAAATGCTTTCAGATGCAGGCTTAATTGTTGTTCCATATAGTGCTCCATTAGCGATACGTAGTCGTTCTTGCATTTCCTCTAGGGTGTCGTATGGACCAGCATAAGGATAGCGATTAAGTGTGATTAGTTTAGGACAATATGATTTAACCCAACCGTTGTTAAACTTGACGATATAATAACCAGCGCAGAAAAAGCTCTTGCTTTTATTGCCCTTGGTAAAGATAGGTAGTTTATGCTTGACGTCCCACAGGACGTTATTGGGTTTATGTTCGCAAGGGAAGCCATAAACGGTGTTGGCTTCTGTGATGATACGCTTGGGTGGTGCCTTGTCCACGATGATGTTATACTTGTCGCTGAGTAATTTCAAGCTGGCAAACTGCTCACGTTTATTTTCATGTTGATAAACTACCCCTTGTGGGTTGGTCATAATAGTTCCAACTTTATTATGGCTATCATCTTCGACGATCCAACATTTATTCTTAACGATGGCCTTGGCTAATAACATGTTCATTGGACCTCCGCAGGAGTCCGCATCCTGACAAGTTGTGTGTAATTTACATTCTTTTTTATCATATTGCTGTGGCATAGGTAATAATCCCTATATAAGTTAAATAGTGCAGAGCTTGATCCGCGCCAAGCCAAACCCAGAACTGACGATCTGCTGGCGTAAGTCCCTTATTCAAATGCTGTTTAAAATAGTCTATATGATAATGTAAGACAAAGTCTGCAAATGAAAGTGCGATAATATCATTTGCATTAGAGCAAAAGAACACTAGGATTAAGAATGTCCAACAGGCATGTACCAAGGCATGATGAACACCACCAGTAGCACCATAGATGCCTTTTTCTCTCAGCATGTAATCAAACTGCATCAAGAAGTCAGCGATGAAATGTTTGATGCCAAATAATGCTAGTAAGATAAAAACTGTTGCTGTCATTTAAATCCAATCTCTCTTACGATATAATATAGCATCACAGCACACACTATCATGATGATGAATGCTACGGTTACGATGATGTCGTCTTTCTTCATTACCTATAAAATACACTACGTGACTTAGGAGTTTCCCACCAATCAATGCGGTCAACGGTTACATTTAATTTCTTCATCTTAGCATCTACTAACTCTGCCATCCAACTGGATAAGTTTTCGCTTGTTGGAACAAAGTCTACTACAAAGAAACCTTCAAAGTATTCATACTCTGGCGTGTTTGGTTCTAATCCACCCAAGTCAATTTTATAACCTGCTACTACATCTGTCTCTGGAATAGTCACTGGATACAATACACTACCACCAAGTAATTGATCATATAATGGATCGTTGCGATCTACAATAAACTGATGATCGATATGTTCATTAATCCATTTCTTCAACCATTCCAAATGCCTAAAGTCTGTTACCATACCAGTTGGATCTAATTCACCACTTGGGCTCTTTAGATATACCTGCATCTTACCTTCATGTCCATGTAGGTGTCGACAAGCACACTTCAAGTCTGCCGCATATTCACCATTTAGTTTCTGTGTCCAAACTCTGTGTCCATAACAGAATTCAAATGTTTTATCAATTATATGTGCCATATTAATCCTTGTGATGTTGCCAAAGTTGATCACTGCCACCTAGATGACCCCAATCACTGTCTACTATCATTCTACTGCTGATACCGCCACGGGGGCGATACTCAATTTCTATACGGATACGATCCGGTTCGTATGCTGCCTTAAGATCTTTATACATGACATCCAATGCACGTTCATAACTCAAACGTGTATCGCGGTATTGGAATATGTATTGCTTAAGACTTTTAAGTTCAATAGTCTTGTCTTTACCATAGAACCAAATAGTAACGTCACCAAAGTCTGGTTGATTTGCACCACCTAAAAATGTAAATTCAGGGATATTGATACGCTGTTCATATCCACGTGCGGCATTAGGTAGACTTTTTAATATGCCGCTGTCTATACTGTCCCAAAGTTTCTTTTCCATTTATTTCTTTTCCTCAACATAATGTTTACTCCAATCATACTGTGTTTCTTGATGTCTTTCGCTTTGATAGTGGCTAGGACCATCATAGTAGTCTAGACCAAAATGACGACGTATATTCTTTTGATCTGCTTGACTACCACAGATGTCAGCACAGCGTTCACCTACTAGACGATAGAAGTGTTCAAGATTATCTGTTACGGTTAATCCTGCTTGTTCTGCTAATTTTTCTAATTCTTTAGTCATACTATATTATATTTAGGTTTTTGATAAATGTCAAATATTTTTTGCACTGTCTAGAATGCTTTCTAATCGAGCTTGACGATCTAGCAGTTTGAAAAACAATGCTAGAGTATTGGCCGCATCTACATCTGCCCTGTGCGCCGCACCTTTGAAATGCAGTTTGAAGTAGCCCATTGCTGACGCTAATCCACCACTAGGTGCTTTACCACGTGTAAGCATCAAGTATGTGTACCAGGTCTTAACATCTATCCAACGACGGCCAAAATGCGGAAAATCAGCATGATTTTTGCAGAATTCTGCCAATAATTCAACGCTATCACCACCGCCCCAAGTCACTGGGTTGATAAAGCACTTATGCTCTTTAATCAACTCACTGAGCTCACGGGCAACATGTTCGTGACTATAACTTTCAGCACGTATGTCACTGTCTGTAATACCTGTTAGATCATTGATAAACTCGCTGATGGGCTCCTGTGGATCTATGTACCATTTACGAACAACATAGTCTTCGAAGCGTGTGTGTTTATCACCTATGGCCACACCAACCTGTATGATCTTACCGCTTGGTTGGTTTAATTCTAGATCTAATGCTAGGAACTTGCCATCTGCTATCATGCATGTTCTTTCTCAAAAATATTATCCCATGTAGTTTGTAGTATCGCTGGTCGACGATTTATATGTGCTTCGTCGTTGATGTTGCCGATCGGTTTCTCACCTACTATTTTTACATATGACTCAATTAATTGGCTTTCTATAGAAACCACTTCATCCCATGGACTAATAGTCTCAAATGGATAATTAGTAAGATCCCATATCTTAATCTTTACAAAATCTTTTTCTATATTAATTTTGTAGGTATCTTCAAAGTCGTCTTCGGTGATACGCCAATCACATCCGCTGGATCCTGTAAGTCTTTTTTCTTTACCCCAAAATTTCATGTGCCCAATTTGTCTGTATATTCTTTCACCATACTGCCCATTAATCCAAGAATTATCAGCACTCATACCATATTTCAAAACTATTCCTTTGAACATGATTTGATAACAATATTTTGTAATCCCCCATTCTTTCATAAGATTGGAAATCTCGCAGGGGCTATTTAGATTTTTAGTATGAATTTCTCGAATAGATATAATACTCCAATTTACATTAACTTTCATACAGTCCTTTCTGGGTAACTAGCCATCATCCATTCTGCCATGTTGCTAGCATTCTCACTTAATTTGACTAGATCATATTTGCCACAGAATTTTAAGAACTGCGCACCTACCATGGGCATGTTCTTAGGTACCTGTGCGGCCGCTATAGTTTCTGCCATCTTAATCTTTATCGCATCTGGTTGTGCTGTTAGATCAACTAGGACGCGATTGCGTTCATAATCATCTAATACACGATGCTCGATACCATTATGATCAACCCAACGCTGTAACATCATGTTGTTCCAATTATAACCTTTCTTATCTTTGTCACTGTAGGCTTCTTCAAGACCTACTTTGTTTTTACTACCTTTGGTGCGCACGCCTGGAAATGCGGAAAATACGTTATCTGTAGGATCACCACGCATACACTTTTCAAAAAGTATAAACTGTGGGTTAGGGATCTTCTTAGGTTCTTTGGTTTTTTTATCAATGACTGGTTTACCACGCTTGTCAAAGATGCCTTTTAAGGTATGGAGCTCATCGCTGATACCATTGTATTGATTCACGTTGTCTGCTAATAATTGATAGAAGTCTGTATCACTGGATATGATAGTATGATGATCATCTGGATGGCTTTGTATCCAACCAGCTATCAAATCATCTGCTTCTAGTTCACCGTGTTGAAGGACACTACAGTTAGTCTTTTCTGCGACGAATGTTTTTAAGTTATCAAAGGTTTCCCAGAATAACTTATCCTCTTCTGCTTCACTTTCTGTTAGTGCCGCACGTGCTACACTGCGATTTTTCTTATAGGGTTCGTAGAAGTCTTTGCGCCAACTGCGGCCTTCTAAACAGAATATAACATGATCAGCTTTTTGATCACGCCATGATTTATTGATTGATGCTAGGGTTACGTGGATAGCAAAACCCAGCTTGTCCCAAGTATCACTTTGGCGATGTGCTGAATGTCGGGCTCTGAAGAATGTGTTTGCTGTGTCTACAAGTAAGTATCTCATGTAAACATTATACTTTCTATTTTGGTTTGTGTCAACTGACTTCTGTTCTACCGTTGCCTAAATCTCTACGGTTACTTGGACGATTATCTGGGTCAGCTTGCTCTTGCTCATAGTTTTCCAAGACCACATTTTGGCAAACGCTACGGAACCAATTGTCTACTAGGTCCTGATCTGTTTTACCCTGATAACCAGCACGGATTAAATTGGCTACGAATTTATCATTCCAGTCCAATTCAAAACTACCCGCTCCCGGATTATCTTTATCAAGCTCCATACCAATGACTTCTACCCAAGGTTCACCGGCATCAGTTGCCAGTTCTTTTGGAGTTTTTTTGGATTTTTGAGTCTTAATAACTGGCTCTTCAGGTTTAGTACCAAATAACCTATTAATTAATTTCTTTATCATTACCATTCTCCATGACCGAATTCTTCATCCATATTTAATTCCATATACGCTTCATCTAATAGATAAGAATGCGCCATTAGATCAACGTATTCATCCCACCAGCTTTTAATCAAATTCCACATATTAATCATTGAATAAATCTAACTCTTCCCACGGTAATCCAGGTTTACCAAAGTGTCCGTAGTTAGTTGTAGAGCTGTAAATAGGGCGGAATAGATCAAATCTATTAATAATGCCTCTAGGAGTTAGATCTACATTAGTAGTTATCCATGTAGTAAGCTCAAAATTGTTTCCATCGCTGTCAACATAGACACTCATAGGTTGTTCTACCCCGATAGCATAAGCAAGTTGAACAGTAGCATATGATGCCTTGCCACTAGCTACGATGTTCTTAGCTAGGTAACGTGCCATATAAGCGGCACTACGATCTACCTTAGTAGGATCCTTGCCACTAAATGCACCACCACCATGCGGGCAACTACCACCGTAGGTATCAACGATAATCTTACGTCCTGTCAGGCCTGTATCACCATCCGGTCCGCCAATAACAAAACGTCCAGTTGGGTTGATTAAAAATTCTGTTTCACTAGTAATAAGTTCTACAGGTAAGATAGTTCTAATAATGTTTTCTACATTAGCACGCACGGTTGCAATATCTGTGTCTTCTGTATGCTGAGTCGAACAGACAATCTTAGCGGCATGACTAAGTGAGTGATCATCGTTAAACTTTAATGTTACCTGCGATTTAGCATCAGGACCTAACCAACGAGCACCTTCTTTGCGTAATTTTGTTAATGCTTCTACAATCTTGTGACTGTAATAAATAGTCGGCGGCATGTAGTTTGGTGTTTTGTTTGTAGCATAACCAAACATAAGTCCTTGATCACCGGCACCAAATGTATCTGTGCCTAGGGCAATGTCTGCACTTTGCCCATGCATGAGATTTTTAATGTCCACAGTTTCCCAATGGAATCCATCTTGCTCGTAACCAATGTCACGTATAACACGACGCACAGCATTTTCAACTTCTAGATGATTGTAGATGCCCTTGTATTCACCTGCTAGGACGACTTGATTAGTAGTTACTAATGTTTCGCAAGCACAACGATAGGCAGTATTTCCTTCACGCATCATTAAATCTAAAATAGCATCACTGATAGCATCTGCTACCTTATCCGGATGCCCTTCACTAACACTTTCACTTGTAAACAAATAACTCATACTTTTCCTTTATTAAAATCTAATCGGAAATGCTTTATTCCATAAGTGAGCAATATCATTTCCGTTACATATTTCTGCATCAACTGCTTTAATCCATTGTCTGGTTTTGTTGCTTATCTTATATTCTGGCACTATTAAATCTAAATATTCTAAATATTCACTTGGTATAGGATGCATATCTTCTCTATCTTTTTGTCGACTATGCCAATCAAAATTAAATATTTTTTCGTAAACACTAGGTCTAATTTCTTCAATGGTATCTTTATACAAAGCAAGCACGTCGTCGCAGTCAATAAGTTTGACTACAGAATATTGATCTGAGTTATCTATAGGCACCATAGCTAAAAATATGTATTTGATATTACGATTCTCGAGCATTTCTTTGGTACTATTAATAAAAGCTAAATCTCTGATTAAATATCCGCGATCATTGATAATCTGATTATTAGAATGATATATATTACCCGGAGTGACCCATTCTCCTTGGATATATCTATCCTCTCTCCAGATATTTGTCCACATGATAATAACTGTATCATTGCTGGTTAACTTATTTCTAAGTAAACATTCATTTACGCTGTTAAAGATATATTCGTTGCCGCCACCGGGTATTCCCCAGTTCTCAAAATAGTCAGCTTCCTGCCCTAGTATATCAGCCCAAGTTGGCCAAAAGAAACTAGTAAAACTACATCCAAATGTAAACAGTCTACCTATCTGCCTCATTAAATCCACCCTCCGGCTCTGGCGATGCCAATTAATCCAACTAAGATCCAAAACCCATTTAATAATGTATACGCTGGGTCTTTCCTAATCCTGGCACAATATGTTAATAAGACAGCATCGATAGTGTTAAAAATCCATACAAACATAAACGGACTTGCTGGACCTAACCAAGATACTAAACTAAAACTGATAATACGCATGATAACTCCAACCATTTCCATTTGTGAAATGTGAGAGTCGATATAATTTAATACTTTGTTCATTTTTATTTGCCCCAACTGTTGCCCCAAAGATCAACATGTAATCTTGGACTATAATAATAACCACGACGCATAGCTTCATCAGCTACATTAAATTTATTACCATCGTAGACTTTAACCACACCGCCTACTGGCATAATGTATATAACACCTTTGAACTTGGCCTTCCTGTATTCTGATACTGCTTGATCAACTTCATCAAAGTCTTCCGGCTTTTCAACTACAAACTTAAGATATGTAGTGCCAACCTTTTCATAACTACGAACAATATCAGGTTTGACAGCATCTGCCCACTTCTCACCACTTGCACTCAATTTAGCACTTACGCTGAATGTTATCTCACGGCTGCCACGATTCCATAGTTTCAAATACTTGGCAAAGTCTTCATGTAGTTCTTGAGTACCATTGGTTTCAAATGTTAAGTTTAATAAGTTAAACATCTCTTCATGATCTAATAGTTCTGGATAAGCACGTTGCCAACCCAACAGTGGCTCACCACCTGTGATAACCAAATGTGTGTTATTACCATTGGGCATGATCCAACTATTACTAGGAACCAAATCTGTAAGACGTTTAGCTACAGCATCGATTTCTAATAAGGGACTAAGATGTTTAAACTTTGGATCCCAACTTGCGTAACTGTCACATCCTGTTGTAACCAACGGTAGGTCTTCATATATTCTATATTGTTTAGGATCGATAAACTCTCGTTCTGTGCTCATCTGTGTGCGATCACTCATACCAAATCCACCACAGGTAAAGTTACAACCAAAGGTTCTTAAGAATACACTAGGCACGCCAATAAAGCGACCTTCACCTTGTGCTGAATAGAATATTTCACTGACTTTAAGTTTACTCATCTAATTAACCCATAAAGATATATGAATAATATTATGGCATTCAATGACCATAACTCTGGTTTCTTCCATATTATACCGGTCACGATCCAAAATAAACAAGCGATGGACAGTATAATAATGTTAAGTGGATATACATCAAGACTGGTGAATACCACCCCAACAACGGTAATGATATTAGCTAGCCATCCTATTAGTTTACTATGTTTTATAAAAAAATGCAACCTATCACTCCCAAGGATAAACGATCCAAACATCTTCTTCGGCCTTGTTTATCTCTACAGCACTGTAGTTGACCTTACGACTAAACTCGCTGCTTAGGTTATCAAATAATACTGCGAAGCGAACATTGTTACCCCAGACGTCTGCCCAGGCCGGGTCGTTGGGCAAATTAATACCTTGCCAATCTTCGATTATCCAATCCAATGTAGCACCGGTATCGTTGATGTCATCTAAGATCAAGATGTTTTTACGTAGACTAGGATCTGTGGTGGGTTCATCTTTGGGTCTGGGAATTTTACTAGCATTAATATAACCAAATGCATCTTCGGCCATCCAGCAGTTGCTTTCACCACCCTCACCGTCACGTAGAGCTACTTTTAATGTTTCCATGGGAATATCTAGCATATGACTCATATATACCGCGGGAACAAGTCCTCCGCGGGTTAGTCCTACGATATAGTCTGGACGCCAATTGTCCTTATACATCTGATATGAGATTTTATTGACGTATTCTCTGATCTGTTGATCATCTACATATAACTTTTTCACAATTATCCTTTATAGGCCACAACACTAGAAATCTTGTTGTTTTCAAATTTAATCACGTCAACGACAAGTAATTTAATTTCATTATTAACTAATACTTCGATCTCTGCTACCACTGTGCTATTTTCCTCGTATAATGATATTGGTGTAACAACGATAGTATTAACAGCATCAAATATATCTTTATTTGCAGCCAACATACCAACTTTACCCGAGGCTGATCTTTCCCAATCACGTAGGTTAACATCGTCGGCGAATATTTCTGATAGTCCGGTTAGATCTTTGTTACTAAACATTTCAAAATATTGTATTGCTTGATCTTTTAATGTGCTCATCTTGGGGCAAACTCCTGTTGTAATTTAATATTATCAAAAAATTCTTTCTTTGTATTACCATCATCTTTAAACGCACCTTTAAGGACTGTAGTCTGCGTTAAACTACTGTGTGCCATGATGCCACGATTCTCACAACAACCATGTGTGGCTTGTATATACACAGCAACATTATCACTGCCTGTGGCTTTCATAATCTCACGTGCGATATCATTGGCAAGTTCTTCTTGTAGCGTGCCACGACGAGCACACCATTGAGCGATCCTAGTATATTTAGACAAGCCAATAAGTTTCTGGGCAGCGATAATTCCGATGTAAGCAACACCGGCGACAGGCTGGTGATGATGACTGCACATGCTACGAAGTTCACTACGAACAACCAACATGCCTTCATAACGGTCCTCACTATCATTTGGAAAAGCTGTAGCATCTGGTGCTGGATCATAACGTCCTGCCATGATCTCATACATATACATTTTAGCCAACCGCTTGGCTGTGCCACGTGAATTTGGATCAGTGTGTCTATCAATGAGTAAACTATCTAACACGCCTTCAAATTTACCTGTTAGTTCATCTACTAGTTCAGCACGTTCTGATTCTAAGATATGCTCTGAGATATTGTCACCTGCCCAATATCTAGTATTAGTTGATTGTATGCGTTCGAGAATTCGTTCGCTGATTGTTTTTTCACTCAATTTATGTCTCCGATGTTAAGGCAGAGGATTGCCGTATTGTTAATATTATATAGGTTATTTAGGTCTATGTCAACTGATGATCGTAATATTTCTAAGATCTGGATACTCTTTATATTTAGGTTCTTGATCTATGTTTGGTAACAATTCCAAACCTTTTACAGCTTCTTCAATAGTGGGTTTATAGTGATAGCCAATATTAAATATCTTTTGATCTTGCCATGGACTTATAGTTAAGTCGCGTCCGTCGTAGCATTGATGTTTAAGCGTGTCGTAGGCTTCTACATCATCTGTAAGTATTGCGCCACCACGACCGATCGACAATGGTTTATCATAGCCAAAACTCAGACACTGTAGTTGTCCTGGGCGATACATACCTTGTTTAAGCAGTCTAGCACTGTCCCAGACTCGTGTGCTGATAAATTGATATTCACCGATCCACGGTTTGTCAGTATAATCGTAACTGATACCTAACTTGTGCATGGTCATTGGAATACTGAGATAGGTATGCGCAGGAAATAATACACGACTAGACTTATCATAACGTAGACATAGTTCAATAGCATGTGTGCAACAGTCGGTCATGACTGCATATGGTGCACCTGTGAACTTGGCTAGTGCAGATTCAAATTCTGTGATCTTTTCAAAACCCATTATTTAATATTTTCTAATAGTGCAGTAGCACTAAAGAAATAGTTGTGTAGACTATGTGCTTGTTGTTGTATTTTTGGTATTAGATTATCATAATTTTCTATATGATTTTTTATTACCGCTATTAGTTCATCTTTGTGCTTGATATAACTATCCCACGATTCTGTCCACTCACTAGGATATTTAAACGCATCATCATACATTTCACTGTAACTTAATCGATCTGGAACCATTGGTATAGCATCGACTAGTGCACCTTCATAGCAACTAATGCCTAGAGTTTCTTGTAGATTAGCACTGAATACCATCTTAGCTGTGCCTAGTAGGCCGTGATATTGTAATTTGTTTAACGGTTGATCTTGACAGACGATCCATTCATACTCGGGTATTGATGCCGCTAGATCACGGAATATTTCTACCTGTTTCTCAGGTGCTAGACGATGCGGAAATAAGATCAAATCACGTTTAGGTATCTGCTTAAAAAATTCAAGTGCTGAAGGCATATATTCCATAGGCCATCCTGTGCGGAAGATCTTACCTTCAAACATCCAACGAGGACATTTAAATAAATTAAAACAGAACATGTCGATATGGAAGTCAGTGGCAAAGTAATTGTAATCTATAGCATGAAAGAATGCTTTTTCACTATGACGGACCCAATCAGCATCACCAATAAGTCGTCCCAAGAAGTCCTGTGGATCATAACTACCGGCGTGCCATAGTGCGTGTATCTTGACCTTTATACCAAGCAGTTCCGCCATATACTTAAGGTTAATAATACCAGGATGCCAAGCATCAGTAAAAAGAAAGTGATCGCCATCAACAACTTTGCCGCTCGTAAACAATCTGGCAATTTCTTCCACTTGTCGGGCTTTATAAATATTTGTGCCGCCAAAGTTAAGAAAAGCGCCAGGAGTAGTAGCGTCAGGTATGTCGGTAGGGCCTTGGATAATTGTAACAGCATGTCCTGCCTCCTCTAATAGATCAGGCACATGAGTCTTCCATTGACCCGTGTACCGGGTTTCTACTGCTTCTAGATCAACTAGAAATACAGTCATTATTGTCCTCGATTTTGTTTGTTGTAGACAACGCCGTTGCGAGCCTGCCATTGTTGACGTTTCTTTCGACGTTCTTGCCATTCTTTGTATTCTGGTGATTTATATAAATCAGCAGCATCATACTTGATCATACGGAAACGACAATAGTTACACCATGCATCTAAGTCATTGTAAATTTGACGAACTTCGGGGGTCATACGTAGGTACTTGTTTACCCAATTTGGATTTGCCACAATAATATCTCCTAGATAGTGACAGATTGTAAAGGACGAGTATTGTTATACTCAATGTAACACCCATTTTCGCCATCTTCGGATACTTCTATCCAAACATCACGATTGGGATATTTTTCAGCGATCTGTGTATACAAATCATCTGCGATCATCTCACAACTTTTATAATCTAGTTGTAATACTGTATTTACATATAATGACTCTAACCAGCGTTTAAATTGTATAAACTCTAGTTCACGATCGTCATGGAATACATCAATTGCCACACGGAAATGGAATATATGACGATGTGGACTAGCTAAGAATGCAACATCTGCTAGTTTAGGATCTGTAGCCGCTGCTGGAAAACAATGGATACCTTCACGTTGGAAAGTGACCCATATTTTCTTTTGACTAACCTTGATAATTCTATCTATACGTTCACGTTCTTCTAATATCATACTAACTCCGGGAATACTGTTTTCCAATTGGTTCCTCTTTTAGCATCTAAAGAATCAAAATATTGTTTATAATCTAATCCGTTAGGATCTTTGTTCAGCTCTTTAAGACAATTATTAATATTATTACATAAACTAGTATCATTTGCAAGACTTTTTGATAATTTATTTAGATTTTCTTGTGCAGTTGCTTTTAAATGGTTGGGGAGATTTCTTGAGCTAATTGGATCATGACCAACTACTGGGACTACGCTGATTCCAATATTTGTGCCCAGTGATTTTAATAATTCTAAATCATCACAAAATGTCATTGCATTGCCTATAAAGTATACCATGTTAAATCTGATTTCTTGCCCTAGATCTTTTATGGCCTGTAAATTAATCAAGAATTGATCCCAATTACTGCTATATCTGGTGTATTCATATCTTGAATTGGTATTTTCTATGCTAACAGTCCATAATATATTTTTAAATTTTTTAATTTTATCTAATATGCTATTTTTTTCATGTATGTTACTAAGATTAGTATTAATTCTCAGTCTAGTATTAGTATTTGTATAACGTTCTAAAAATTCTCTATTTTCTTTCATTAATAATGGTTCACCGCCGGCGAGATAGATCTCAACTATGCTATTTTGATTGGTTAGTATAAATTCTAATAGCTGTTGATTACCTATATCACCGTTGCTATATATTACATTTAATTCTTTTTCTATACTGCTACTATATTTTGGATCGCAATAGATACATTTAAAATTACAGGTATTGCTCCACCGGGCATCAACAGCACCAAGAACAAAACTACTAACATCATCATAATCTATATCTACCTTCTTGCCGATGTTGTTATAATGTCCTCGTTGCCAGGCATCGGCTGGCCGGTCTGCTGTAAACATATCACAGTTAATGCAATTACGGTGTGGTTGATCTAAAATTAATTTTTGCTTTATTTCTTTTGTTATATTATTATTCAGAATTTCTTTTAAAGTATGAGTTCTAATATTCCCCAAAACAGTTCGACCAACACAACAGGTTAGAATATCACCATTAGTTTCTAGGTATAAATTAGTCCAAGGCGCCGCACAAAAATGTTTAGATTGAGTTAGTAATACATACTTTCTCTTTGGGTCCATTACTTAATAATCTCATCTTTACCGTATTGATCCCAATCAGTAAAACTCTCTGTTGTTGTTAAATTACGTAAGCGATGGCACCAAACACCTGGATTTGTAGCATCAAAATCCTTATCATCTATTTTAAGAGTAGCATTATATCCTAGCTGTGCCAAGTATGGAATTTTTACACTCAATTGCGGAATAAATCTGCGATACTCTACCAATGGGCCTTCTAATAGTCCTTCTACACAGATTATGTCCAAATCTAAAGTGCACCAATAGTCTGTATCAAGACACGTTCGTATCATGACTTCCCACTGTTTCCAAACTCTAGCGTCATCACTGTCGATCTTTGGAAAACTTTGATTAGCACCAAAGTAAATGTGCTTACACTCTTTTTCTTTAGCTAGTGCGATGATTTCTTCTGCCCGTTGTGTGCCCACTACAAACAATGTCATCATACCGTAGGCTGGAGTCCGTTCAATCTCTATCCCAGTAAAGAATGTTATGCTTTCTTTCACTCCATCTGTATAATCACGCTTCATTTGTATTCTTCTAGTTGTTTCAGAGTTTTTCCAATGTCACGTTTAATACCTAATTTCTCGTGTTTAATTTTGCCAAGGTGCATGTCATCTAGGTAATGACTGTAACCGTCTTTGATTTTCTTTTCTAATTCTGCGTGACGTTCTTCTAAATGTTTAAGGTGATGTTGTAACTTTTCCTTGTTCACGTTATTCTCCTAATTCGTTTTCTAAATTATCTAATACGCCCTCATCTAAGCCGCTGTCATCTACGTGATGTTCTTCTGGCTCTTCACTTTCAAACAAGCTGTTAAACATAGTCGACGCATTAACAGTTTTCTTGCCTGTGGCACCACGGGTTCCGATGATTGCCATCCAGAATTTGCTAAACTCATCGATGATAGCTAATGCTTCACCTTTGTTACTAGTAGCAAATATAGCATCCACTACATCACGGAAGTAAACACGATCGAACGTTTCTTGCACTAACATCTTTGGTGTAACACCTAGATCATATTGATGATTGGCTTCTTGCACTGCGGTCAAATGACTCCAAACATTATGCCCCATCTGTATAGCATAACTAAAACTATCCCAACTTGTGCGTCCTTCTTTACCAATCTTGTTTAAATCACCAGGCTTATAAATGCAAATATCTTTAATAGTGCAACGTTGGCTAATTGGGCTATCTGTAAAATTAGCAAATAACTTGTCTTGCAGAACTGCATCGCTAAACCTGCGGGTGTCTGTAGAATATTTTTTATCGTCGACACTAGGTACCATTCTGTAGACCCATTTTTCTCTGTCTGTGATTTCTGTTTGGATATAGATCTGTCCATTAGCACTAGCCAAGAATGGACTTGCGCAATCAAACGATATTGTAAATTGTTCATTGTGATACTTTCTAACTGCTCGTTGTATATCTGTTAATAGACACGCCCACTCTAACTTACTTGTACCTAAGAAGTGCATCCAATCATGTAGACCTTTTTCTAACAATCCATCAAAGCGCAATTCAACTAATCGACGTAATACTAAATGGACGTCACACATGTTTTGTCCACCCATGGCCCAACCTTCAAATGGTTGTGCGTATTGTTTTGGATCACAATACTTCTTCATACGTTGATACCAATCATCGGCGTCTGCGTGATTCTCACCTTGTAGCACGTTTAAGAACTTACAAGCACCTGTGCGATTCTTCATGAAGTAATCGTTATTGATGTAAGTTCCTTCGACAGCTTCCATGTATGTATTGATACCTGTGGCCTTACGCCCTGCTGGACTACGAGCTACCCAAGCTGGAATATCTAAGATCATACCACGATCCATGTAAGCATCCATCCAAGTTAATACCAGCTCACGTTTCTTCTGTGCTCGAGGACAGTTAGGATTCTTCCAATCACCTTCCCAAACACCTTTACCGATCTGGAATCCACCTGAGTCACCTAAGATAAAACTACGTGATCTATCTCTGTTACGTATCATATCTTCTTTGGGACTATGCTTATTAATATCTAATTCAGCATGACCTGCTGAGTATAATGCCCAATGATATGGAAAGTATGCCGCATCTGGATTAAGCCAATTAAGCCCTTCTATACCATTTTCAAAGTCTGCTGGTATACGTGCTGGATCTACATACGTAGGATCATGCCGTTGCTTACCTACGTAAGTGGCATAGAAACCACTCAATGCTGGTAAGAATACAGCATAGTCTTTCTGCTTGCTAGTTAGATTATCAATTTCCATAGAATTTTACTTTACCGATTAGTTTATAGTCTTCTTCAAAGTGCTGTTGTAATTTTAACACAAATTCTGGGGTTTGGTCAAGTAGTTTAGTGTAGTAGTCTTTAGTTGTTGCACGATCATCCTCACTGCTGGCATTATATTCGATGGCAATATCAACATTGGTTCTATAACCATGATCATAAATCCAATCTGATAAATTAGCCCGTAAATTTTTATCTACAAACATAAATGTAGAGTTGGTTAAATCAACACCTTGTAAAAAATATGTCTGTAGATCTGTGTGATCATCAAAGGTTATCTTATCAAAAATCAGTTCTGTAGGCATATCGATTTGATTACTGTTATGTAGATATTGTGTAATACCACTTACCCAACGGTCGATAGGATCACGTAAAACAATTAAATTTTCACTGCTATTGATTAATGTTTCACTGTGATGCCAAAATCCACCACTACCGATTAGCACACCCTTGACAAAACTACTGGCGTTTTTAGGTATATGAACGTAGGTTTTATCATTTACTTCATCAACCCAACATTCACCTAACCTATGTCCTAAGTGTGCCCAACGGCCAAACGTCATTACTTGCTCTGTGCTGGTAAGATATAGTTATACGTTGCTAGTCCTGAATTAACAGTGATCTGTGCCGCACCTTCATCACTGATACTAAATTTCTTATCACCTGCTAGGTTTAAGATACTTAATACAGCGTTAACTGGCCATGACCAATTTTTACTTAGTGTGCCAGTAACACCCGCTTGGAACGTAAAATTGCCTGCGTGACTGCTATGATCACCAAAACTTAATTCTAAGTTACTGTTATTAGTCTTAGCAGTAAAGTTTGCTTCTTCTGCATTAGCACTTGCTTGGAATTTAAGTCTTTGGATATTAGCCACTGTTGGTTCAAATTCAACGTTCCATGTGACTGCTCGCATCTTGACTGTTTTGAGTTTGTCATTGACAATCTCTTGGCTCATAAAACGATAATCGTTCTTAAAGTCACCTGCGGCATTTTCAAAGTGTAATCCCACTGCTACTTGTTCGCCATTGCGATCTTGTTTGGTAATCGAAATCTTAGCATTGTCTTTGTATTCTGGAATACCTAAGATAGTGTTTAATTTTGCTAGGTTCGGCATACCAAACGTGCCAATAAATTCTGCTACTGGGCCGTTTAGTTTGGCCTGAACAATAACACTGCGGTCTTCTGCTAGTGCTTCGATATTGGTTTCTGTGTCTGTACCTGATACTTTAACTAGGTCAATAATGCCCAAGCCATAAGTGTTTTTAACGATGTCTAATAGATGGTCTCTCATTTAATTCTCCTTTGATAATTGATTATATATGGTTTATTTAGATCTTGCAAGTAGTTTGATAAATTTATTTTGATAATATCCTTCCTATCGCCTGTGTCCGTTTTACTGTTAATAAGACTCCTGGCTTTTGTATTTCAATCCAACTGATATATTTTACTTGATCATCGGTATTTGGTAAATCATAACTGCTAATAATACTATAACCAATTTTTTCACACATATCTAGTATTTTTCTTTTTGGTATAAAGCTCATACCACCAGTTTCTGATAATCTACAAGAATCAAATATATCCCCATTGTTATAACTAAACATCAAAGAACCGCCTGGACGTAGTAGTTTAATTAAATTGGTTAAATAATTTTCTAATATTCCGATCCCTGCAAAATTAAAAAACATCCAACTTAATATAAACCCAAATTGATTATGCGGCAATGCCTGTATATCATGATTTGATATAACATATTTTCTTATTCTTTTATTATAAAGGTCATTAAATTGTGCAGTAGCCTCATCAATATATGTTAGATCAATATCACAAATATACAATGGATCATTGACTACTAATTCAGTAGTATATTTCTGCGCCAAAGATCTACAGCCTAATTGCATCGCAGGAAAATGCCAATCGGCGTGTTGATGTATATTTGATCTGATCAATAAATCGATCTCGTTGGATATAATAAAATCTGTGCAGTGATAATGGTTAAATGGCTGATCATCTTGTTTAACTAGTAATTTTTCTGCCAGCTGATCGATCGAATCGTTTATATCATCGATTACGTTCGGTAATCTATTTTTTATTTCTACAGATTTTTTACGTAATATATCGTAGTCATTTAATATATCACGTAGTTTATCATGTGCGGAAGATTCTTCTATGCTTGCATTTTCAGTTAAGATTAAACTAATATTATTATATAAGTTATCTAAAGAAGTGTCCTGTTCTAAGAACTCGAGTCTTTTAATTATATTGTCACGGAAGCTAACCAACTCACTAACTAACATAATTACTCAAATGTAAACAAGTTATCAAATGTTGTAGCGATCTGTGTGTTCTCTGCGATCTGCCATTTCAACACACCTAGCAGGTTTTCTACCTTTTGATCTACGATACCAGTTTCCATACTAGCATCATCAAATGGCAGTTCTTTAAACCACGCTGGTATATGCGTTTCATCTGTGGGGTATCCAACACTGCTATAGCCTAATGGATTTTCTTTTAACTTACACACCACAGTTTTCATACCATCAACGATCGACATACTGTATTGGTCACCCATCATACGCTTTAAGTTATTCCAATTCATCGCCGCACGAACGTGTCCTGGCATGTTAGCTTTACCCAAGCGTTCCTCTTCCTTGCTATACTTGGTCAAATTGTTTACACGTTTAGGTGTGCCTTTCTCCCAGGCCGGGCGTTCAGTAAAGATCAATTTGAAGTCACGAACCTTGGCAATGATTGTTTCTCTGTCAGCACCTGTTAATACAGATAGCAAGATATCACTTAAGAAGTCTTGGATTACCTTAGGAGTATCTGATCTCTTTAAGTCTAGGCCCATGGCTTTTACTTTACCTGGAGTACCGTGAGTGTCTAAACGATGCCCTTCCATGTCATAGATCAACACAGCATAACGTTTCTTTTTAATAAACAAGCCTTTAAGTGCTACAAGTTCACGCCCACCTTTGATCAGTTCACCTTGCTTACGAGTGACATGAAACGCCTTTTCACAGAACGCTGGAAAACTTTCATTGACTTGATCCGCGATGCTGTCATACAAGCCTACTGCTATGTCTTTGTTCCATCCCATTTTACCCGCTTCTACATCTGCCTTGACCATAGGGTAAGCACTAAAGTAACATGAGTCTGTATCACCATAGATGATAGCTTCACCGGTGTGATCATATATGCCAGTGATGCATTCATTGATATACGCATCCATGTGACGTGCAATAGTCCTGCCGGTTAAGGTAGTTGACTGTCCAATACGCTTGTCAAAGAAACGACAGCCTGGATTTAAGATAGCACCATATAAGGAGTTCAAGTTAATCTTCTTAACCAGCTGACGTTTGTCCCAGAATGCAGTATCTTCATCAGTTGTGGCTTCTTTCTTCTTGGCCTGCATGTCTTGACGTTCAGCATACCAACGCTCTAGTAAACCTGGAATAACACCTTTACGTTCATTGTTGAATATGGTACCATTACTTGATAATATCCATGGCTTGTTACTGTCAAATATTAATCGCCAAACATCTGCTGCACTTAATACATCACTTGAACCATTGGCCCAATCAATAGTAATCTCTGTGCCAATTTCGCCATTCATCACAGCAGAGTATTCTAAACTGCCAAACAAACCTTCCCATGCGTCAGCAAAACTACTGCCCGATGTTTGTTTTTCTTTGATATAGTGTTCAGTCATGGTCTGACGCAGTTGCCCTACGATAGTCTCAGGACCCATGTTCAAGGCACGAATAGCACTTGGATATAGTGAGTTGATGTCAATAGCACCAATATAATCATGCATACCTGCTTTAGGAGTCGCTACATACGCACCTGCTGCCTGTGTGTCAAAACTTTCGTCACGATTACGATTTGGCACGACCATACCTAGTTGATGCGCTTCATTGATAATAGCCTGTTCTGTAACTGCCACAGCACCCATGGTTGTTTGTAGTAGCACAGTGTTGTCATGCGCCAACTCATTGGCTAGATCTAAGAAGCGTAGTTTTGTATCTAGTTTGTGTAACAAGGCAGTGTCTTGACGATTATATTCTATAAATTTATGAAAATCTTTGTTATATAATTGATCTAAGGTGCCTTCATACTGTGTTTTACTTTCGCCTAGTTCGTATTCTGAAATAGCATCTAAGCTATAACTATGTCGTTCTTCATAGGTGTATTTACGATATAGTTGCATATAGTCCATATGCACACGACCAATCAAATCAAATGTCATGTTAGCTGCACCAAAGCGTTCAAACTCACGTTGCTTGGGGAACTGCCCCCATAAACAGAATCTGCGTGTGTCATCTTTACTTAATACTCTGTTAGTGCGTTGCACCATATATGGAATATCAAACCCTTCTGAGTTCCAACCTGATAATATATCTGCATCATCGATCAAGTCCAAGAATGTTTTAAGTAGGTCTTCTTCACGTTCCATCAAGAAACAGTTGTCATACTTGGCACAGATTTCTTCAGCAGTTTCCCAACTCATGCTCTTAGGCGGGATGACCATTGTGACCAGTTTATCTAGCCAATCTAGGTATACCGATACCGCGGTGATAGGATTAAAAGGATCTTCTGGACGACTAAATCCTCTGACCGGGTCAAAGTCAACCTCAATGTCGAAGAATGCTGTGTGTAGTTTGGGTGACTTCTGTCCTAGATAGTTTTCTTCAAGACACCGGAACACAGGATTGATATCACTTTCCCAAATGCGTTTACCACTATTGATTTTAACTTCTTTGTGGAACTCTTTGCCTATGCGTGTGCTGAATCTACTAACAGGTGTGTCATAGATGGTGCGAAACTTACCACGAGGATCATCGTAGTAAAATGTATAGTTGGCAGGATATTCTCGATATTCTCTTTGTCCATTCACACGCTCAACGATGTAAATGCGATCTTTTGTTCTATCGAACAATGCGTCTACGTAACTCATCTTTTTCCTTTTTGTGCGACTTCTAGCTCACACACACTCTTCATGCCCAAGGTGGGCGTATTTCTTAAAAACTCGTTCTCTTTAACCAATATGCTTCTAACTCATCATAGTTACTAATAATATCTCTACCACGATAAGGAGACTTTACTGTTTCTATAGGTGTTGCTATTTTTTGTGTAAATCCCATACGTTCGAACAGGTAATAAGGATATTGTAGCATGTCTTCTAGGTATACGTCAACCACATGTGCATATCCATTGGGATCAATTGTCCTATAAAAATCTCTGCGGCCATTGAGAATCTTATCAAAATAATCAATGTCTACATGCAGCCTGATGGGATTGTTTATTAAATCAATTTCATTTTTGGTATATGTTTCAAATTCACCTGTGCGTTTAGCAACGATCTCACTGATCGCTCCGAGAAACGTATCTCTGCGTCTGCTAATGATCAACACATGTAACGCCCTATCAACGATAGTTGATGGATTTGGTTGATGAATGTGCATGATACCAGGCTCATCTGGAGTAAAATTTTGCACCCTAGGTTTACCAGTGATTTTTTCTAATGCTCTAGTAATCATCACTGACCCTGTCCTGCGCGGTCCAACGACTACGAAATTATGATCTGCACCAAATTTACCCATCTATAAAACTAATACTCTATAAAATCCAATAGTATCGATAATAAACAAAGTTAAAGTAGTCATCAATAGCCCAAAACTTCCACGACTGATACTGGTAAAAACGCTGATACTCAATGCTACGAATATGATTGGATACACTATCAACCAATTGGTATAGGGCACTGTTAGGCTAACTGACAATGCTATTACTATGTTTAATAACCAATTACAGACTTCTAAACATAGCCTAACGGGATGGCTGTGCCAATCTCTTTTGACAAAATTAAATGTCGCGTGCCAATCGATCAAACTGTGCGACCAACTGTTTCAAGGATGTCTTGAACTGTTTCGTGATCAGCATTAGTTTCAGTTAGTTTTGATTTTTGAGCAATCTTAATCGCTTTTTTGAGTAAACTAGGTTTGATTTCTAATTCTTCTGCTACTGCTTTAACCGTATCATTTAGCCCTGCACTCAAATCCTCTACTTCTTGTAATACAGCGATCCCTTCGTTAATTAACTGTGTTAGTTTAGCTTTTTGTTCGCCTGAAAACATTTTTGATGCCATGATGTGGCTCTCCTTGGTTGAAAAATATATTATACTACAATTATATATGCGTGTCTACGGTTTGCTCAATTTATTCTACATTTTCGTAGGATACGGGTAGCGGTTTGGAATTCTAAGGCCAGATCATCGTATAGGTCTTCTGGTGGACGTTCTGCATAGGCACGATTTAAATAGGCCATCTGTCCCATGTCGGCATAGTATACTTCTGTAGGCCAACGATACTTACCCCATTCCATGCTGTTGATCAGCAGGCATTCATCACCTACATTTTTCAGCAGTTCTTTTTTGGCTTTTACGGGAAGATTGACACTGGTCAGTAATTTAACACCCACAGGCACTGTGTTGACCTGTGGCTTGTCTAGATAGTGTGCAAACAGATGCACTATATAGGCTTCTATATCTTCTGACAGATTTATAGCGAGTTCGCATTCTGCTCTGCGAACTAGCTCGTAGGATTCTCTAACGTAGACGTTCCAATTGTTCATGCTGTAAATCCTCTACTAATAAAGTATTTAACTCAGACCAAAGATCTTTGAATGGATACTTTGGTTTTAATTGCTGTTCGTTTCGTGCGGTCCAGGATAAGAACTTTTCTGCCCTACCTAGCACAGATGTGGTGGCTAGTAATCCATCTCTGACCTGCCCGAGGAATTTCTTTGATCGGTAGTCTACCCTTCCTAACTGATCTATCTGTTTGCCAGCAGATTCTTTTATTCTAGCACTATGTTTGAATAGATTAAATCCACGTATGAGATCAGGAAACTGTTCATCTTCGTTGGCCAATTGCCACCAAACTTCTACACCTAATCGCTGCGTGAAATCTAAATACTCTGCCAGAGAAAATGCACTCCAAATACTATATACTGGATGTAGGAATATGTGAGCTTGACCAAAGTCTTGCTTCAGGGTATCGATGTTGTTTAATAATAAATCCCAATTGGCGCCATGCCTGACATACTCAAATCGATCACCTATGTTATCGACACTGACATTCCAACGCACATGCGGAAATGATTTTAACTTTTCATAGACTCTATTGTTATCTAATCGCACATTGAGATTGGTGACTATGTCGATCTGTGTTTTATTATCTAATATATCTAATAGATCTTCGTTGTATTTTTGTAATAAAGGTTCTCCGCCTAGTAGGTAAACCACTTGGATCGTGTTTCTATTTTGTTTGATTAGATCTAATACGCCTTGGGCGTAGTCTCTGCTGATAGATTCTATAGGTTTTGCTTCTAATTTAGCCCACTCACTGCTGTCACTTGAACAACAATATCTGCAGGTTAGATTACATAGGTTACTCCAACGTATGTCGAGTTGTTTTAATTGCTGATGTCCTGGACTAGAGAATGCTCGATTAAATGTATGTCGTTGACTGCTGTTAGGAATGATGGCATCATTTATGTCACAGTTTTTACAATATGGACTGGTTCCGTTGACGATAGATTGTCTTACCTGTTTATAAGTGTCGCTGGATAGGATGATGTCGATTGGATCTCTGCGTAGGTTGCCTAATTCATGCGCACCCGGACAACAGGGTTTAATACCACCATCAGTGGTGATTTGTAGTGCTGTATCGATCGCGCTACAAGAAAGGGTCACTATTATCCTTTAAAAAATTATTTCCATCTAATGGTATAATTTATTTTTTCTTTCCATTACGCATATTTATTTGCCAGCGTGCTAGTTGGACATTATGCGTCTGTATCTGCTGCGGCTATCTCTTGGGCCATTACTAGACCTATAATTGCATCTGGTGCTGTTACTGTATATTCTTTATCATTAATTACAAAAGTCATTTCCATCATTTTTTCTTCCCCCTACGCATATTAAGTTGCCAGCGAGCTAGTTGCCCTTTACGACCTTTGGCATGGCTGGCTTTTTCTAATTCTGCTTTGGTAGCACCTTTAGGTATACCGTGACGTTGACTATCACCTGGTCGTCCTGGACCCTTGCCATCAGCAAAGTTCTCATCTAAGACCCAGGTATCTGGGATCTCACCATAGCGTTCAGTCCATAGGTCATGTAGTTCTTGACCACTGATATTATATGTTTGTGCTATGCGTGTCATGATCTTATCGATCTTATCATAAGCGACTTTAGCATCAACATTCTTTAATTCTGATTTACGTTTTATTAATGCGGCTTTTAGTTCAGGCACTGCATTCTTAGCATCGCAGTGTTTGCCTTCAGTAAGTGGTCCACCTGTGACCCAAGCATCACATGTTCTTTTTGAAGCACATTTGAATTTTAAGAAACGGCAGTAGCCTAGATCACCAGCATCTATAGTAGGATCATCTGCTCCCTGATCTGAACCTATACCTTGGGCTATACAGTCCAGTGTAGCCTTGCGCTGATCAAATGCCGCACAGTTACCACATAGGCTAGATTTGGCTTCTTCAGCTGAATCTAGGTTCCACTCATCTACCTTTTTCATCCAAAATTTGGTGTTAGGTAGATCAGGATTAAGCGGACCGTAACCATATTCATTGATGGCTTTTTGTCGATTTTTTAGGTTAAGCGTGATATCCTGTGTAGCTGGCGGGCATTCTTTATTTGCGCTTTCTGCTACGCTTTCGTTAGGCACACAGTTGCGTACCTGTCCGCCATTTTTGCCCTTCTTGGTACCTTCGGCATGCTTGCCTGGCCAGCACTTGGTATATCCATTTGAGTCTTTAGCACCTTTCTTGATCTCATTTAGATTGCCGTGAGTTTGGCACATACCACAATCTTCACAGACCATTTCCATTTCAACGCTTTCGTTGTGTTTCTTCTTACCAGCACAGTGTGCCTTTTGGCTGAAACCCCTAGGGTGGCTACAGTTGATACTATCTTTGTATTTTTTGCTCCACTCCTCGAACACTATAGGTTTAAGCGCCATATACTGTGGAAATTGTTTGTTAAATTCACGCATGATCACTCCAGCTTCAGCATTGGCTTGATCTTCTACAGGACTTCCTGTATGCCAACTGTCTGCATCTAGTTTGCCATGCTCACCTTGTGCGTAGTGTGTTAGCTCGTGTGCCAAGGTGCGTAGGATATCATTCGGGTGGCGATTTTTAATATCTACATGAACTATACGATCGTCATTAGAGAATTTACCAAATGATGGCACGTTTTCGGTATCAACAGCACGTAAGAGTTTAATCTTAGGTAATTTTTTAATTTTGAGATGTTTAATCGCCACAGGTAAGAAATCACGCAGGGCATCAATCAAGGTAGGCTCTGGTGGTCCTTCGAGTTCTTCAAATAAGTCTATTGTTAGCATTATGTATTTATATACCCACTACGTTTATCTTTAGCCAATCTTCTGGGATAGTATCAAAATCTCTTGGGAAGAATGAACGTGCTTTGCCTATGGCTTGCTCTTTGCTAGTGGCCCATACTTTACGGACGGGTAAGTCACGGCCTGTTCTTTGACGATATAGCTCTGCTGGGTAGATGAATCTATCGCCGTCGCTTAATGAATCTGGATTCATAGCCTGTTGTGCTATGGTAAACTCATACTTCATAGCACCTTCATCTGGCACAGCATCAACCATGTCAGCTGGGCGTTCTGGATTTACATAAGCCCAACGTTCTACAGCATTGGTGCGACTGTCTGAAGCTACTACAGTGAATAAGTCTGGGTTTTGAACATCATAGATGCGCCAGTTATGTCCAGCCACACCTGTAGTTGATTGTGATTGATCATTGATCCTTGTCACGTGTATGCTACCACTTTCAAGTCCATATTCTTGTTCCATACGGCGTGCTGTGCTGTGTGCTTCTTCTCTAGTGACATTACTCATCCTGGTATCAATACTGCGATTACTGTTTACCAGTTGATAGTTGCCTCTAGCATTACCATCTACAGTCACACCACCTGTTGCCATACCTTGGGGTTCTTCTTGTATATCCCAGAGAAGATTACGTTCAACTCCAATCCTTGCTGACAGCAGAGCTCTAGCTTCGTCTGCGCTATTAGCCTGTTGGCGATATTTCGTTCCACGATAGTCTATGACGAACATAGTACCTTCACTGCTATCACTGGCTACGGCCGCATAGTCTCTTGTGTCAATGTTGTTGGTGCTGCCATATATACGTAGGGCTTCATCACTAGATCTTGCCTGCACAGTGCCTGCCGGTCTACCTAGGCCATCTGCTATGGTCCATGTTCGTTCTTCACTGCCACTGTCTGGACCACCTTGTGGTTGTTCATCTGCCATTGGTGTCGCTACCAAGTAGATGGGATCTAGGCCCCATGACTTAGCGACTTCTTTAACGGCATCATAAGCTGTGTCAGCAAACACTGCCATGCCACCGCCACGAGTGTCACCACGGCGGCGCACCATCCAATAAGGACGTGACTCACCTTCTGGCTTTTTCTTCTTGGCTTTGCGTGCTTCACGTTCTGCTTGTATAGTCTGTATGATATAGCCTCTTGTTTCTTTATCAGCAGTTTGGAAACGGGCTACGTAGTCTTTGAACTTGACTAGGTCATCTTTCTCACCAGTATCAGTTAATACTTTGTATAAGCGTTTTTGATATTCTTTTTTATACATCTCTGGATCTGTAGCGATACGCAGTGCCAAGGCCATACGCAGAGCTGTATTAACTAATTCTTCTTTGGTTTTATTTAGATAATCACCACCTGGACTACGGAATTCGATATAACCTTCTTTGGTATTGATACTGGTGTATTTGCTGGTATAACCTGTGTGTATGATCTTACTTGCGGCTAGGGTCAGGCCTTCTTTCATCTTGTCCATGACAGCTTTGACTTCAGTGCCTTTCATCTGCTGGATCTTATTACCAATCTTCTTATAAGCACCATCACAGTAGTGATTGCTTAGACGATCGAACTGTTCAAGCACGTGCTTGTCGCCTAGGAATATAGCCAGCTTGACATAGTCTAGATTGTCTGTGCTAAAGTCTGGTACTGATATATTGATATGTAGGCCAGTTGATGTGTTAGTATATCCATATTCACGTATGAATTCTAGGACCTGTTGCATCTGTTTAAGTGCTTCATTGATTTCTAATGCTGGACTGACAAACTCTAAGCCACCATCTTCACTTTCATCTGTGCTGATACTTGAATCAGGTTCGATTATCCACTGTCCTTTTTCCTGGGCACGGGCACGACTGGTACCGTGATAGCTGTCACTAGCATAGGCATCAATTCCTGTTTCAGTTTTTAGTTGATCTGCTACATATTCTGTGTTGAGGTATTCTTCATCGTCGCTGTAGGTGGTATAAGGCCAATACAAGTAGTGTTCGTATTTGTTTAAAACATCACTCATATAGTTCATATCCATGACGTCACAGTATTTTTCCCAGCTGGCCGTGTCGTTATCATTCCATTCATCACGCAGTTTTTCTATACCTGACATTTCAGCTTCTGCATAGTCATCGCTGACTTTGCCTTCTTCTGCGTCGTCAAATGCTAATTTCATTTGACGATCATTGTAGTCTTTATCTTCTAGATAGTCACGGATGAACTCTTTAAGATCAGTTTGTGCTTCATCAGTCCTAAAGTAGTCATCAAACTCAGCATCCTGCCACTGCATGAAATCATCGTAGAGATTATTGCGTAAAGTATTGATAGTGCGATCACCGTTAGGATCATCACCACCACGGAAGAAATCTAAGATACTGTCTATATCAGTGACACGTTCATCATAGTCCATGTCGTTTTCTGTTTCACCGTCACCATAGTCACGCACATTGTGGATACAGGCTTCTAGTTCAAAGCCCATCTTCATACCCGTGACTAAAGGGCTGGCTAGGAAGTCCTGGAACGCCTTAGGCGTCATTTCCGCTTCATCTAAGATAGCTTCTAGTAGGTTAATTTTGAACTGATCGTATCTCATATTAGGTATTTATTTTATCTATTTTGTTGCTGATTGCAACCATGTCATCAGGCACTACTCGAACAGGAACGTCACCATGGAATCCAACAGCTTTATATGCTAGGTATCTATGATTACCATCTATTACATAGTATTGATCTTTACGTTTCCATACCAACATAGGCTTGAGGCGACCACGATCTTGTAGTATAGGTATTAGGGTATTCTTGACCCAATCACGGACTTTCTTAGTCCTTAGTGTTTTATCATTTTCCCACATGCGTAGACTATCAAATGGTAGTTGCGTTGTTGGTAGACTAGACTTTACACCAGGATAGACAGTGGCACCTCTATAATAGGGGTTGGTGTGGATGGTCACTGGCTTGTGATCTGCAGATTTCTCAACGAGTTCTAATATTATCATAATTTTTCTTTGCTCACTCTAGGCATCCCTCCAAGGCAGCAGCCGCCTCATAACACCAAACGGTCCTGGGTTATGTTCTTAAAATCCCGCGTTTTGTTCATCGCCAGCTACATATCCCTGGCGATAGTATTCTTTATCCTGACTACCATATTCAGTTGATGGGGCATATTGAGTCCCTGACGCACCATCTTGATAACCTGTCTGATATGAAGCTGAACGTTGTATAGATTGTTGTTGTGGCTGTTGTTGCAGTGCATAGTGCGATAATTGACCTTTAATACGATCTTTCATACGTATCCTTCTTAATGCCCTATCTTCAAATGCGCGAATATTTGATTCAGTTTGTCCATATCTCTCAGCTATTTGTTTAATTGTTAATCCCATATAGTATCGCATTTTTAATATCTGTTGTTCTTTAGTTGGCAGGGTGTTGATATATTGATCTAAGATTTTCCTAAGCTGACCCATTTCAATATTACGTTCAGTCTTTTCTATAGAACTAGTATCTGGAATAGCCACGGGTCGTTGAGGTTGCATCGGTATAGGCTCTTGCAACGGACGTTTACCACCATAGTATTGATACTCAGGATCATACTTGGCGGCCTGCGTGCGAGTAGCTACGTTTTTTAATTTAGTTGCTAGAGGATTTACTGCCTCTTTAATAAAGTCTTTTGCTCTCATATTATTGTGCCTTCTTAGGCGGAGTATAAAATTTAGCCACCCACTTGTCGCCATCTTTCTGCATGATTACGTGTTTGTGTATCCATTCTTCTAATCCGCCGTCACCATCTCTGCTACGTAGGAATGCCTGGCGGACATTGTAGGCCGGTATTAATTCCAGTTCACCTAGGGTGATTAGTTCACCTTCTTCTTCATAGCCCTCTTCTGCACCACGACGTGCCTGTGTAGGACTTACTTCTACAGCTTCTTTAGCTGCGAGATACCAATCATTGGCATCATAGTTCCAGTTGAGGTAATCAACGTCATTTTCTGCGGCTTTGTCCCAGTCAATCATGCCTTCTTCTTCATGTCCTTCTGGATACACATAGCCTTCTTTGCGTAGCCATTCATACCAATAGTCATCTTCATGTTCCCAATCATTGATCATTTCCCAGACATGTTCCATGACGATTTCGCCAATCTGCATCAAGGGTTCTTTTAAGTCTTCATTGGTAGCAAACATGACCCACTCACGTATAGCTGGTTCATTCTCTTGGAACCATGGCACTAAATCGCCAAAGCGGTGTTCTAATAAGTTGACTATATTTTCGACGCCATAGTCATTTTCATCCATGAACTGCTCACTGGCAAAGTGTAGTTGATATTTCTCACCGTCATGTTTAGGTTGTTTAGGCAGTAAGATATACAGCGGGCCATCTTTGCTGTAATGACCAAAATAATTAGTGCTGGTTCTGCTGGCTGTGCACCAACGTGTACCTTGTCCATAGTAGCAAGCGGCATTCTGATCTTTGGGAACTATGATACGCACACTATCATTTTCAAATACTGTCTTGGCAGTACCTTTGTCTACTTGTTTCTTTTCTTCTGGATCAGGATATTCGTCCATTACCGCTACAAAGTCTGCTAGATCACCGTAGCGCATGATGTCGTTGCGTGGACTTGGTATTTTCTTTTTAAGTTTCAGTAAATGGAATTTTTCTAGTGCTGGTTTAACTTTGCTTTCTAAGTCTTCGATCTTAGCACCCCAACCACCTTGGGCATACATCTTGGCAAGGAACACTGTGTATTCTTTATTCTTAGTTGGATCTGCACCTTCAATAGCCTGCATGATTGAGATTAGAATATTGGTTTTAGTATTTGGGCTTAGATTAAAGTCTTTGAACTCTTTTTGAGCATTTAATAAAGAATAAATGTTATAGATCTCTGGGCTAGGATCTTTTACAGCAGTCTGTAAGAGTTTATCACCAAAGCGTTGTGCTGTGGCCTGTTGATTATATTCAAAGATGAATTCGCGTGCTCGCATTAGCAGTTCCAACGACGACGTGCTTTACAAATTGCCTTGTCTGGAGTTTTAGCACAGCTGATGTTGTGCATTTTCATCTGACCTCGACTGCGACTGCAATAGCTCTTACGACGCTTGCTGGCTTTACTACCTCGCTTTAACTTACTGGGTTTGGTAGTCACAGCAGTCTTTAACTTGCTACCAGGATGTTCACGACGATAAGATGCTACAGCTTTTTTGCTCATACCATCAGTCTTGTCTTTTTTATTGACTTTTTGCCAATCTTCAAATACTGGCTCTTGTGTAACAGCAAATACATACAATTCGTCATCGTTGAGTGCTTCAAGATCTTCCCAGATCACTTCAGCATCAACTTGATTGCGAACTGCAAGATTATCAATGATTGACTCTATTAGATTAAACTCTTCTTCCGCCTGTGGATCAACGCTTTCGTTAGGCACACAGTTGTTGACACGAACACCACCTTTGATCTTAGTGCCTTCTTTGTGCTTGCCTTTCCAGCATTTAGTATCTAGTCGTTGTTTAACTTCATTTATAAAATCTTTAGCTCTCATTAATTATCTCCACACATTTTTTTAATTGAATCAACTACAGTAGCGATCGAACTGGTTGTCATTGGCAACACACCTTGATGCGGATTAGCGTTAGGTTGTGTTGCGTTGTTTACAGTGACTAAACATTGCCAATCAAATTCAGTCGCTGTTTCTAAGTCTATACTCAATGATATATCTGTAGTATCATTGGGGCGTTTATGGAATTCATATCCACCATCTATTTGTTTAAATGCTTTGAATCCTAGAGCTGTTAGTTGTTGTGATAACATTTTACTAAACTTCAACCAAGGTATAACAGCCTGTTGGCTCCAATCTGTTTCAGCTTCATCTAAACTTAATTCTTGATCAACTTTAGAATTTTTAGTTTTATATAATTTATCTAAGAATTTTTTATTGCGTATGATCTTAAAGGCAAGATTCTCTGTTGAGAACTCACCACCCGCATCTAATCCTGCTTGTCGCATATTTCTAATTTTATCTTGTAATCTAGTGATATCTTCTATGCTGCCTTGTTTAACAGCACGATTGATCTGCGTCATGAGGTCACGAGCTTTGGCACTAACAGCACGATCATTGATAGTTGGTGGATTAAACTTTGGTGTGCGTAACCACTTACCGTCTAAAACACTATATGTGCCTTCGCTGACATTCTTGGCCGCTTTGTCTTCTACATATAATTCTACTTCGTGGCCTTTGATAGTGATATCGTGTTCATCATTCCAAATCTTTTTCTTAGCTAGATAAAATGCTTCAGTGATATCGCAGTCAAGTGTTGAAAAGTCTGTGACTATATGTAGATCAAAGTCACTATATTGTGTGTAGTTGTAATTGACTAGACTGCCACGAAGGATCACATCTTCTAATTTAAAGTTTGGAACTTCAAGGTATTCAATAAAGCGTTTAGCGATCTCTAATAGTTTGTAACGGACGTCGACACGAAGCTCACGGCCCTTCCACACTTCAGGATTTAACTGATCGTGATATGCTATGCTACCTTTGGTTAAGTCTCTTGCTCTCATCTATACCCCGTATTTGTTTTTCTTCTTAGCTGGCACTGGGCTAACAGCATTAACATCTGTTTCTGTACTACCTTGGCTAGCGACACGAGTAGCACTAACTCCCATCATCGCATCTGCCAGGCGGATAGTTTCTTCGTCTTCTGGAGTATAGGTCACTATAGAAAAGTTTTCAGCCCAGGCAGTTTCTTGATCAAAGTTTGTAGCATATTCAGCATTGGCACGTGCACCTGCTAGGGCCATACTATATCGATACTGCATATATGGATCAGTATTACGCAATTCTCGTTGCACAAATGCGCTAGGTAAAGCATCGCTGACATTTGTTGTAACGTGACCATACGTGCCGTGTAGTTTAGTTTCGGGAAGGAATTCTTTAGCTCTCATATTATATTCTTCTATTAATAAATTGTCTATACCAAGCACCTGTACCAGGTAATACCGTATCTTCTGGCAGGGTTAGTTTATCTCGCTCAAATGCTTCACGTGCATCTTTTACTAGTTCTTCATAATTAGGTAATTCTTTAATCTTTTTAACTATTGACTCTACACTGCTAAGATCAGCAGTGGTGCCATTGATTAACTTTTGTGCTATTTCTTGTGGGTTTTTAGTGATAATTTCATTGGTTTCACGGTCCATTAGGCCGTTTTTGTATGACCATTTCATTCCCTGTGCCTTGGCAATGCTGGCCAACAATATAGCACGATGCACACCTTTATAGTCACTTTCACCTGTATTAAGTGCAAATTTTTGAAACTCTGGATCACCAAACATAAAGTCTGTCTGCACAAATCCATTACTTGCATCACCTAGGATAGGAGTTTTAACATGCACGCTGTCACCTGATTTCTTGATATCTTCTGCTTTGATACCACGTTTTAATAACTGTTGTATCAACACGTCTTTGGTAATCTTAGTTTCGTCAATGCCTAGATCCAAATCACCTGATGTTTCTTTACGTCCAGTTGATCCTAGCATATTATCAACAAGATTAAGTCCAGTGAGTTGTTCTAACCATTGTACAGTCGGCACTACGTTTTCTCTAGAGATGCGAGTAGTTGCAGATTGACCATCAGTTAGTTTAAATACATTGCCACCTTCG